AACTCATCACCCAAAGCAATCGCCTCAGACCTGACCAGGTTCCTCAGTTTCATTTCCTCACGATTAGCAGCAACCATAATCAGGTTGTTAGGCGTAATCTCATCCAGTTTCAGTTCCATCATTTCCCTTTCTTTTGTTCCAACAGTTTGCCCTCAAGCTCCCAGAAAGCACGCCAAGTCTCAGGGCGCTCCCTCAGCTCAGTCACATACTTATCAGCAACCCGCAACACATTCACATCCTTCGTGTCCATCATTTCCCTTTCAGACATTACTGATCATCCCCTTTTGTGTTTAGATATTCCCTTATTGTTTCTAACGCAAAATCTGACACACTCATATCACGCCTGTTCGCTTCCATCAGAAGCTCGGTGTAATCGTATGTGTCTAGTTGCACAGTGACACTAACCTCAGACATTCTCCACCCTTTCCCATAACGCATCAGCAGTAACAATCAATGAAGCAATCATGCCCTCATCACGCTCAATAAACAAGTGTTTAGGTTTCCACCACGCAGGAGCAAACACACCCTCAACCTCAATACGCTGCATCCACGCAAACAAGCAACGCTCAGCACCAGTAACATGCAACTGCCATTGCACCTGCCTACGATACTGAACAGGCACAGTAGCATCCTCAAAATCTTTGCCAGTAGTTTTGATTTCAGCAATCAGTTTATGATCGAGGGAAAGCCCATCAGGTGTAGCCAAGTGATGCTCCTGACTGTCATGCCTCAGCAACCAATCATTAGGCAACACCCCAAAATCTTGATGCAGGATCCGAGCAATCACAGGCTCCATATCCCGCCCAAACTTCATGTAAGGGTTATCAGTCTCAACATAGTCACTCAGATAGTCACGCACTGCAGTCTCAAACCCTGCGGGAGTAGCAGCCTTCGCAACCTGTGTAGCAGTGACACCATCACGCCTCGCACGCAACCACCCTTCAGGGAAGTCACGTTTAGACACAATGAACTGATCTGCACGCATCATGAAGCCAACACATGCCTCTCATACGCCAACTCATAAGCCTTAGCCTTCACAACAGGATCAGCAACATCGAGCGCATCATCCAGGGCTCTCTTAGCCCTCGACCAGATATAACCGTTATCGCTCATCGCATCAGACCATTCAGCCTGAATCAGCTCACACAATTCTTCAACAGTAATAGTTTCCATAATTCCACCTTTTCTGTATTAGTCTTACCTTATGCCTAACCACCCACATCAGCCATACTCAAAACTTATGGCAGCTATTGATGCTGTAGGTGATACTCCTTGTATGGAAGTGCCAGAGGTTTTCTTCCCCGAAGATTACCCCGATAAGGAAACCCGCGACTATGTGATTAGGGTTGCGAAGTCAATGTGTGACCGTTGCCCCATCAAAGCCGAGTGTTTCATTTACGCTAATGAAACTAATCAGCGTTACGGTATCTGGGCTGGCACGCTTCCATCAGATCGTTAGCCATCCTCATCAAGCAAGTCTGCATCAATTCGCACACCAATCTGATTCAACTGCACACGCAGCATGAGTGCCTGCTTCCTTGTCAAACACAGGGTGCCTGGTTCTGACAACTGCCACACATCATCCAGCAAGCGCACACACGCTTCGTGACCGTCATACGAGAGCTCCATCATTTTGTTCCTAACTTGTAACCAGCTAGGAGCAGAAGCCCCACCCCCAGCATCACTGACCCATTCACCCCAATAGTAGGATCTAACACATTAGGCACTAACGCGAACGCAGCACCCGCAGCCATCACACCCCACCACATCAGAGGTTCACCACCGTAAGTGTGACACCAGCGAGCAGTGCAACACCAATCAGGCTCCACCCGATAGGGCACAGCAGTGACTTCTTAGGCGCACGCAGGTCACGCCTACGCACCTGTATAGCAACATGCTCAGAGGCAGGCTTAGGAGCTGGTGTGGTTTCGTTATTCCACAACACCAGTGCACGCTTCAACAGCACCTCGTTGGTTAGTATCTTCCAACGCTCATTAGGTGTCAGCTTCTCTTTGTGTGCACGATCCCAGGCCACAATCTCCCTGAGCTCATCATCTTGGATTTCCTGTAACTCGATTTCTAGGTTTTTGTAATACCCCATGATTTCCACCTTTCTTTGGGATAACCATGAGTGTACACACATAGACACAAAAAAGGCAACCATTTACTTTATCGGCGTGTATAGTAGTGGGCATGATGAATCAAGGAAGCTACGATCTACAAACATTGAGCCTGCCACAATTAGCAGACCTACGAGAATGGCAACTAGAGCGCCTCGAAAGAGTCACCATAGAATTACGCAACAGAGTCAAAACTGCTTACGCTGAAGGTGCTGAAGTGAAAGCCCTCGCAAAAGAGTGCGGTGTTACCAGGGTCACAATGTATCGCTGGTTAGAGCAATAAAAAGAGGCCCGCAGCCGGTGGGAGCTACGAGCCTCACGAGCATCACTGCTCAGGTTTAGTGTATCACTGGCAAGAGTCGCACTGCATCGCTTCCATAGGATCTACAGGGCACGCATAGCCATCCACTTGCTCGATGAGGTCTAGGTCAGCCATTATTCACCAGCCTTGTCATACTGAAGCACCGAGGTGAGCAAAGACATGACACCAGCGAGCGCTGCAACACTTGCAACATTGAGCCAGTCCACATCGAAAATACCTACAGCGCCCACGCTCATAGTTGCCAACGCAGTCTGCGCCACAGTCTTGATAGACCGTTCACCCGCGTAAGCCCAAAACTTGTTCCACTTATCCATCTAGGTTCTCCTTCTTTGCTTTATCTTCCCACACAGCCCCAAAAATGTAGCTGGTAAGAATCAGGGTTATCAATGCTACCCCACCAGTGATGAGGTCTGATGTGGCACTGTCATTGTTGAGAAGTACCGCAACGGATCCACTGAGGAGCATCAGAGCTCCCAACACAAAAGCAGCGAATATGTAACGCCTACGAATTTTCCATGATGGTTTCATCCAAGCACTCCTACAATCCAGGGCATTACAGCAGCAACTAGACCAAACCCGCCCACAGCCCAGCCCATACGCATTTCAAGTTTCCTGATGCGTGCTTCATGGTCATCAATCTTGTCCTCACTATCGGGAAGTGAGTTGGCGATTTTCTCCAGCAAGCGCCCCTGCCGTTGCACTTCCAAATAAATATCCCGCATTGAAACCTTTACTGTTGCAGTGTCGTGAGAATCATCAGCCATTAGATTTTGCCCTCATTTAGTTTGCGCTGTAACGCACTGATTGTTAGCTTGCCCCATTTACCATCAGCCTTCACACCCAACTTAGTCTGCACAGCTTTCCTAGTGTTAGGCCCGATAATCCCATCAGCTTTCACACCCGCCCACTTCTGCATTGCGATGTAAGTCATCTTCCCAGGGATCCCATCAATGCGCCCTTTATACCCATACTCACGCAACGCAGTCTGCCATTGCATCCAAGTAGCCTTATCCAACCGCCCAGATACCCTGTTAGAAGCCACAGGAGCCCGCCCAGAGAGATAAAGCTCAGGGTCTACAGTGTTGCCCCATGTCTTAGATTTACGCACCTCAAAATGGAGATGAGCGCCAGTGCTCGCACCAGTTGAACCCGAGGTATAAATGAAATCCCCAGCCTCAACCCGCTGGCCCTTCCTCAGCTTCGTGGCCTGAGCACCATGATAATAAAAAGTCCACACAGTGCCATGATCAATACCCACAACATGCCCGCCACCAGTACGCGAAAACCCGATGTGTCCCACAACACCATCACCCGCAGCAGTCACAGGGAACGATCCCGCAACATCCACACCCTGATGAAATTTGCGCTTCCCACTAATCGGGTGAACCCGCCACCCATAGGGAGAGTTTTTATTGATAGACCTGTCAGAAGGCCAGGGGGCTTGAAGTCGCATACCCTAATTCTACCAGCGCGGGTTTCTCAGGATTCTTTATATGTCGCAACGCACAGGGCAAATATGTGTCTGGCACCATTCCCCGCACAACCCTGAGCATTCATGCTCAATGTCACACCAAGCGCATTTAGACATCAGCTGCTACCCAGTCCCCAGCATCCTCATCCCACACATAATCCCCATCAGGCATCGGGATAGGTGCCACCCATAGGCAAGTGCCCTCATCGAGAACCCATGATGCGAATGGTTGTGGCGGGATAAATGCATCGCGGGTTTCATCATACGAATAACCAATACCCGCATAGTTGAACCGGAGTGCCTTACTCTGGTCATCAGAAGGCAAACCATCCGTATAGTGAACACCGCCCCTAGTGTTGTAAGAGGTTTGCTTATACACCTCACCAGTGCGTGCGGTCAGTTCCGCTTCCAGGCCATCATCTTCCTGCCTACCCACAGTCACGAAAGTCACTACATTGTTTTCATCTAGTTTCGCAAAATGGCTCACGATATTGTCACCGTTTCTGAAGTCGTGCTAGTAGCCGTCACAGTATAAACGCGATTAGAACCAACCACAGCGCTTGTCTGTGTTACACCACCAGAGAATGTTGCCAGTGGTGCTTGTATTGGTAGCGAAAAAATGACAATACCAGAGCCACCATTACCACCTGACAGGCCACTAGAGCCACCACTACCACCACCGCCTGTGTTCGCTGTACCAGCGTTTCCATTATTTGAGTGAGCCGATGCGCTTGCGCCACCATCGGTCCCTGACCCTGGTGTAATACCAGAACCGTAAGCGCCACCACCGCCACCGCCAGCGCGACCAACAGCGGAACCTGTGATTGACGAAGAAACACCAGCGCCACCGTTTCCTGAAACTCCGGTAGCGCCGTCAGCGCCAACCGAACCGGCACCTCCACCACCACCAGTGGGATAGTTAGCAACCGTTGAGCCATTAGAACCACCGGCGTAACCCTGATTAGTTGTGCCAGAAGCACCAGCGTTGACACTTCCCGCGCTAGCCCCACGACCACCACCAGAACCACCTGAGCCAGGACTAGAAATTCCAGAAGCACCACCGCCACCGCCACCAGTAGAAGTGATGGTATTGAATACTGAACTAGAACCCTGAGCCCCACTAGACGCCTCAACAGTTCCAGCGTTACCACCAGCACCAACCGTTACGGTATAAGTCCCAGCCGATAAAGAAAGAGCCGACTCAGCCGAAGCCCCACCACCAGACGATTCCCCAGAAACATTTGACCGATAACCACCGGCACCACCACCACCGGAAGCACCACCAGCACCACCAGCGATAACAACATATTGACAAGGGTAAGGGGACACGCCAAAGATGGTTGCCATCGAATTGAACTTAGTAAAGTCCCTTATGGAACTGTTTGCCATAGAAGTAACAGCCATCAGTTACCCCCTTAGACGCTTACTTCAGCACCAAAAGCGTTCACACTCAGAAGGCTCGCAGTACCAGCAGCAGCCACAGAAAGCACATCAGTAGCTTCCATCGTCATCCCCAGAGTGAGCGTAGTGGAATCATTCGCAGCCACAGGCACATCATAAGCCAGATAATGCTTGTCAGAGATTGCATCCCCATCAGTGCGCATAGCAAGCCGGAAAGTATCAGCACTCGAAGAACGATTAGCAATAATCACCGTAGACACCACCGTCTCAGTGCTCGCAGGGCAAGTGTACAAAGTCGTAAGTGTGGAGCTCGTTAGATCCAACTGTCCCAAAGTCTTATATGAACTAGCCATCTTTTCCTATATCTCCTAAGCACCCATGAGCAAGAAAGTTTGCTCAAAACCAATATCCGAGCCACCAGCGTTAGCCCAACTAGCACCAGTGTAATACTGAAACGCATCAGTATCTTTCAAAAACCGAAACTGTCCCTCAGTTGGGGAAGTAATCACAGCAGTAGCAGCAGCCTCATTAGCGAAAACAGTGATGGCCTGATCCATCAAATAAGTTTGCACATTATCTGCAGTCAAAACTTCGCCTGCAGTGAAAGTGCGATAGCCAGCGCCAGCCATTGATTCTCCTAGAAAGCTAAAGCGTTATTAGAGTCAAGTTTACCAAACACCGCATCATCTAAGACTAGGAAACTCCAGTCAAGAGAAGCAACACTAATAAACATGTCATGCCTGCTTGTTTCAATCTCATGCCCAATACGGATTATCTGCCCATACTGTTGAATAGGATCCCCAATATTGTTAGGTGTGAAGGTAATAGAGATGATGTCGCCAATCTCCAAACCCAGACAGTCAGCTTTATAGGTTGCCCCCACAGTATCCAGATTGATACTAATGCTTTCAAACCTGTACTCAGGATCACCATACTTCTGCACCAAGTACTGAGCAAGGTTATCGAGCTGCGCAGTAGTCGAAACTAAAGTATCGAGCGAGTAAGAGGTCACACCATAAGCAACCTGTGACCTATTGTTATCAGCAATCGCTGTACCAGCCCCGCTAGTCACAATCGCCTGATTGTAGAGAAGCTCAGAACCATAATTGACTGCGGTCAAAGTGAAAGGAATCCCAGTACCATCATCAGTGAAATCAGTAACAGTAGTGCTAGTGGGTGTCGCATCGAGTCTGTCCCTGAAAACAATATCCCCACTCTTACCCACAAAGAGAAGCCCCTGCTCACTATCAGCAACCTTCTGCAGGTAGGTGAGCGCGTTGTCATCGAACACATCAGCACCGAGGGTTGATTGCCCAGGGTCAATGTTGCGCAAAGCAGCAGGCCATTTCACACTTTCCATATCGAGCACAGCCTCAACACGCGCACCTGAAAGCTGAGGTGTTGCAGTCCCAGCAGTAAGCACTTGCCTAGCAAGCAAAGTGAAATCATCAGTAGCAGTTATCTGCGCTACAGAGTCCCCACCAGGCTGATAGTTGAAATCCCAGTCATCAATCGTTGTCGTAATAGCACGCACACCATCCACAGTGACCCGCAGCTCACGCCTCGGCACAATCGCACCAGCGAAAGGTGAGGCAGCATAGTTAGGGTCAAACGCACGATCATCATTATTCAGGGCAATGTTGAGCGAGCCCGCATTGAACCTGTCAAGGTCACGGTTCTTACCCCTATCAATCCCAAGATTGATAACCCTGTCAGTAATGTCTTTGAACACAACCCCACCAAGCGTGTAAGTAGTGTTATCGAGCACACCCGCCACAGGGTCATCCAGGATGAAACCCTCAACAGCACCAAGCTCAACAACGGTTGCCATTAGGCGCTCGCAAACACAGGGCCAGAAGTGCGCTCATACCTCTTGATAGCTGTCACAATCTGCTCACCAAGTTGCTTACCGTTAGCACCCATCCCAGCATTCACAGTGATATTGATATTAGTGCTCCCACCCAAACGATCATTAGGGATGATATTGCCAGAAGCCATAGGTGTGAAAATTTCAGGGCCACGCTCACCCACCAAATAGGATGACCCGCTAGCGACAGGCCCACCCGCAGCTCTACGCCCGCTGTAACCTCTTTGTGTGGCCTGCAAATTGATGAAGTATTCAGCAAGCTCACTCAACCTAATACCAATAGCGCTGCCAGCACGATCCATCAAAGTCTCAAAGTCCACGCTTGGCTTCTTGCCAGAGAAAATATCCATAGCCTCATTGACAACAAACATGAGGTTTGCAAGGCGCTCCAGTTGGTCATTCAAAATCTCAAGACCACCCACAATGCTCTGCCCTGTGAGGTCTAAAAGGAATTGGCCCAAATCAGACTCAATAAATCTAATAACCTGATCAGCAATGAGAAAGAAGTTTTCACCAAGCTTTTGCACATTCTCTTGGAACTGCTCATTATTGATGAGCTCCATCACTGCAGGCATCACCGCATCTTTGAGCTCAATAAGTTTGCCCACAACCTGCTCGACACCGCCAAAGATTGTGTCAAACACTTCACGAATAACAGGCCCATTCTGATCCATGAAAGTTTTGAAATCATCAAGGTAAGGGAGCAAACGTTCAATCAGCTCTGCGCCTATCTCTAACAAAATACCTTTAGAGGTTTCCATCGCCTGATTGAACTTGAACTCTGAGGTCTCAGAAACAATCTCCATAGCCTCATTCAACACACCAGTATCATCAGCCATTAGCCTGAATATTTCAGAGTTATCTTCAGCGCTAGCACCCATCAAGTCCAAGACACCCCTGAGCGCTCGAACATTTCCAAATACCTCAGTTGTGGCCTCAATGTTGCCATCAAAAGCATCAGTTAGAGTTTGTAGGGTTGAGAAAAGACCCTTCTCTCTGATTTGCTCACGCAACTCTGCTGCCGATGTGCCCATGCCAGCCAGAGCCTTATCTGCCTCAGCAGTTGGTTTCATTAGGGCATTGAAAATCTGGCCCAACTGTGTTGCAGCAGTATTAGCATCAGTACCAGTCTTTGACATACCAGCAAGCGCAGCACCAACCTGGTCAAAACTAACGCCCAGATTTGAAGCAACAGGGAGCAGCTGTCCCATAGCACCAGCAAGCTCAGCAGGCTCTAGCTTTCCCAGTCGCACCGCTTCAGCTAAAACATCTACAGCTTCAGCACCACCCAGGTTTGCTTCGCCATAAGCATTGACAGCAGAGGTAGCAAGATCAGCGATGGTCTTAGTGTCACCCAAACCAATAGCAGCACCCTTGAGAGAAGCCTCAAGCACCTCAGTGGCACCAGCCCCACGCAAACCCGCAGACGTGATGAAGAATAGGGCATCAGCAGCCTCATTAGCGCTAACCCCGAAAGAGGGCCCTAGTTTCTTAGCGGCATCCTCAAGCACACCAATCTCATCAGCAGTAACACCCACCAAACCCTGAATTTTGGCAAAGCTAGTCTCAAACTGTGCAGCCTCTCGCACACCAGCCACAGCCACACCAGCAACAGCAGCAGCAGCAACCCGCCCCACATCCACAGCAAAGTTTTGGAAGTTAGCAAGCGCACGCTGCGCCCCCTGCAAACCCTTAGGGTCAAACTTTGTAACAAGAGGAATAAAAATTGCCATTACATTCTCGCCTTAGCTCGCGCAATATCGCGGGTTGCATCCGTCATGAACTTATCTATTGCCCGCCTACCGAGCCCCTCAATGCCTTTGTAACGCTTCACAGCCGAATCGTAAACAAAATACCCACCACGCCCTCTAATGGGCTTGAAAGCCCTAATACCCCTATTGAAAGCCTTACCCTGCCCAGTGACCCGATGCTGTTGCCCACCATACCCACCACGCTCATAAACTTTGGTGTACCGCGCACCAGGGCGCTTCGAGGATCCAGCAAGCTCAGAGTAATCAAAACCGATACCACCACCAGCGCGAGTGCCACCAGTGAACTTCATAGACAACAAACGCGATGACCCACCACGCGCGCGCCCAGGAGTAAACGACACAGAAGCCTTAGGCACACCAGTCCACCGAGTAATACCGTTGTGATTCATCCCAGACAGGGGAGCCTCAGAGGGCACATCATTAGCAATCTCACGCGCAACAGGGCCAATAGATTTACGCATATCAGCCCGCAACTTATTTAGAGCCTTACGGTCAAGGCTACGCAGCTCATTATTGAGCGAAGCGAGACCCTCAACACGCATTTTAGTAGAAAGCAAGACAGCTCCAATCCTGCTTCTATTCTATCGCCTACGCTTCCTCGGCCTCTGAGCAGCTTTAGCTCTAGCCTCAAGCGCCCTCTGCACCGTAAACAACATGCGAGGGCTCAGGGCAAGCAACTCATTAGGGCTGATACCAGTCTCAACCGCAATCTGAGCAATAAGCCAATGAGCTGAGCTATCCCCCAGCC